TACAACAGATACTTTAACAAATAAAACTTTAACTAGCCCTGCAATAGGAACAAAAATTTCAGATACAAATGGAAATGAATTAATTAATCTTACTGCAACAAGTTCAGCAGTTAATGAATTTACTTTAGCAAATGCTGCAACAGGCAATGGTCCAACTCTATCAGCAACAGGTGAAACTAACGTTGATATTAATTTAAATCCTAAAGGAACAGGAACTCTTAAATCAGGAACAGCTGCAGTTAAAATTGCAGGTAAAGAAACTATATGGATTCCAGCAGCAGCCATGTACGCTTCAACTACTAATGGAGCTGACGCAGAACAAGTTGAAACAACAGCAACAAAACCTGATATGAAAGTATTTGATTTTGATGCTAGTACAAAGCAACATACACAATTTACAATTGCCATGCCTAAATCATGGAACGAAGGAACTTTAACTTATCAAGTTTATTGGACACCAAGTACAACTAATACAGGAAATGCTATTTTTGGCTTACAAGGTGTTGCAGTTACAGATGACGGTAGTATCAATGTTGATTATGGAACAGCAATCGAAGTTACAGATGCAGCTATCGGAACACTTAAAGATCAACAAATTACATCTGAAAGTAGTGCTATGACAGTTGCGGGTTCTCCTGCAGCAGGGTATCAATCTTACTTTCAACTATACAGAGACGCAGCAGACGGTAGTGATACATTTACCGGTGAATGTAGAGTTCTAGGTATCAAATTATTCTTTACTACTGACGCGGCTAACGACGCATAAGGAATTTAGATATGAGAGATTTAAAAAATAAACTTACATCAGGTAAGAACACAAAAAACACTCAAGGTAAAAAAGGTAAAATGTTCGGTTATCAAGTCTTAGGATTTGGTTCTGGTGGCGGTGCAACTTCAGCTATTGTGGATTATTTAATTATCGCTGGTGGTGGCGGTGGCCAAGGAGGAGTTGGCGGTGGAGGAGGAGCAGGAGGTTTTAGAACTTCTGCTGATTCTGCAACTTTAGAATTGCCATTAGCAACACCAATTACAGTTACTGTTGGAGGAAAAGGATCTGGAGCTACTAATGGTGGCCCCGGAGGTAATATGACAAGTGGAAATGATTCCTCTTTTGGATCTCCTGGAGATGCATATTTTAAATTATCAACCGGTGGTGGAAAAGCAACGAGTCCCGGAGGATCAGGAGGATCAGGAGGATCAGGTAATGCTGGAGGATTTACTCCATCAGAAGGTAATAATGGCGGAGCGGGCACCGGAGGCGGCGGAGGAGCCTCAGGCGTTGGAGGACCACATGAAGGCGGAGTTGGTGGAGCTGGAAGAGCATCAACTTTTAATCAACCAGGAGCATCAACAACTTACGCTGGAGGCGGCGGTGGAGCAGGTTATATTACAAACCCTGGCGGATCTGGCGGATCTGGTGGCGGTGGCCCAGGAGGCAACAGGTTCAGCAGTGGAGTAAATGCTACTGGAAATGGAAGTGGTGGCGGAGGTGCTGGCGGAGATGCACCAAATAATTTAGGTGGTGGAAATGGAAGTGATGGATTAGTAATTATTAAAGCTCCAGGTGGACAGAGTTTAACAGTTTCACCGGGAACAAACTCAACAGGTTCTCACCCTGATGGAAGCACAGTTGCAACTTTTACAGTGTCAGGGACATTTCAAATAGGTTAATATGAGTAAGTGTTATTTTGCAAAATTGAATGAATCAAATGATGTTATAGACGTAGTTGTTGTTGCAGGAGACATACCTACAGCTGCAGGTCCTTTAATTGATAACCCTAAACACGTTGATGGAGAAACATGGTGTCAAAATAATATATCATCTGGAACTTGGAAACAATGTTCTGATGATGGTTCTTTTAGAGCTAAATTTCCTGGTATAACTCACTATTATTATGATTCGGAAAACGATAGATTTCTTCAAAAAAAACCATACGACAACTGGATTTTAAATTCAACTAATTTAGAATGGGAACCACCAATCACTAATAAACCAACAATATCTTCATATACAGAAATATCAGGTAAAAATTTATTTCCTGCAACTTGGAATCCTGATACACAAAGACTTGAAGCTAAAAATAATCTTGATTTAACGGAGGACACAGTATATTATTGGGACGATACAAATAATACATTTACAAGTTAATATTTTTATTAGAAAGAAAAATGATCTTAAAAAATATATTTTGGTACTTCAAAAAAGGTTTATCTTCAAAACAATGTGAATACATTCTTAAACAAGGCGGTAAACAAATTCTTAAAAAAGGAACCGTCGGTGATGGTGGAGATAAAAAATTAAACGTTCAAAAAACTGTACGAGATTCCAATGTTTGTTTTTTAAATAATAATAAAATATATAGTTTTATTACACCTTTTATAAAAACTGCAAACATAAATGCTGGTTGGAATTTTCAATTTGATTGGCACGAAAGTTGTCAATTTACAACATATAAAAAAAATCATTTTTATAATTGGCACCAAGATGCTTGGAAAGGGTGTTATCCACCAGATAAAGGCAGCTATGCAAACAAGGCTCGAAAATTAAGCTCTGTTGTATGGTTAGATAATCCAAAAACGTATGAAGGTGGAGATTTAGAACTACAAGAATACTCTAATAAACCCACTTTGTTTCAAACAAAACAATTAATGAAAAAAGGAAGTATTATTGTATTCCCCTCTTTTATATTACACCGAGTTACTCCTGTTACAAAAGGAACAAAACACTCTCTAGTTACTTGGACATTAGGAGAGGAATTTAAATGAAAAAAACAATAATTATAAAAAATGCTATAAATAAAGAACTAGCTTTGTTTTTGCATGAATATTTAAAATTAAAAAAACAGGTCTGTATTTTTCTATTAGACAACAATATATTACCATCAAAAAGTCGGGTGTATGGCACATTCCAAGATCCACAAGTTCCTAATACCTACTCTGTTTATTCAGCAACTGCTTTTGAAGTTTTATTAAATAAAATAAAACCGGTTATTGAAAAAAAATTAAAAACTAAATTAGTTCCAACCTATAGTTATGCTAGGTTATATAAAAAAGACGATGAATTAAAAAGACATTTAGATAGACCAAGTTGTAAAATATCTGCTACTTTAAATTTAGGTGGAGACAAGTGGCCTATATATATGGATGAAACTGCGGGTAAAAATAAAAAAGAAAAAGAAGTGATTTTAAGTCCAGGCGATTTAGTTATTTACCCCGGAGATAAATTTGAACATTGGAGACTTCCTTTTAAAGGTAAAAGCTGTAGTCAAGTTTTTTTACACTATAATAAAAAAACAAATAACAATAATAAATATGATGGAAGAAAAAGCTTAGGTATACCTAGTTATGTATAATGTAGAAGTATTAGATGATGTTATTCCATTGATGTTTCAAGATGAAATTAAAGAAACAATTAATGATAATACATTTCAGTGGTATTTTTATAATAGCATATATGGTGAGACAGAAATTATGAAACCTAAAAACCCAAAGATTACAGAAACGCCAGGAATAGTTCATACTGTTTTTATGTTGCCACAAGGAATCAATTCACCAAAGTTTCATATGTGTTTAAAACTTTTACATTATGTAAGAAATTATAAAAAATTTGAATTAGGAGATGTGTTAAGAATTCGAATAAGAAGAACTTTACGAACACCTAATCATACTTTTGAAAAACATAACATCCCTCATGTTGATTTAGATGAAGCCAGTAATTATAAAAGTTTAATATACTATGTAGAAGATTCAGATGGAGATACTGTCTTGTTTAAAAACAAATGGAAAAAAGGAGGTTCTGTATCTTTAGACACAGAAAATTTAAACGAATACAAAAAAATTTCTCCAAAACAAGGAAAATGCGTTTTGTTTGATGGTCATGTTTTTCATGCAGGGAATAACCCAATTAATTACGTTAAAAGAACAGTTATAAATTTTGATTTTAAAATAAAATGAATCTTCCTAGAATAATTAAAGATTATAAAATATATTTAAAAGAAGAAGATATTCTTAATAGAATACAAGACAGAATTAGATGGCCAAAAAAATATCCTTGGGGACAACCCTCGATAGAAGTTGTAAAAAAAGATGGTTTAAAACATCAAAATTTTTTTGACGAAGATGGTTATGTAAATTCTAATGAGTGTATTAAACATTATGAAAGTGGACAAACTTTAGTAATGTCTGATATTGGATATATAAATACCAATACATCTTTTATACAAAAGTTATTAAATGAAACATATAATAAAAAAATAAATTGTAATTTTTATTTTGGTAAAGGTAATAAAAAAGTTTCTTTTAAAAAACACTCACACCCTTATGCAGTCATAGTAAAAAATATATATGGTGATTCTACTTGGATTATAAATAAAAAAAAATATAATTTAAACAATCAAAACGTATTCGTTATAGACAAGAATATAGATCACGAAGTAGTTTCTATTGAAACACCTAAATTATCAATGACAATAAATTTAGAATAAAAATGAGTAAAGATATTTTTTCAAATAAATTTTTAATTAAAAAGACTTATGCCAATAAGAAACAACAAAAAAAAGAAATGTGGGATGTTAAAGGTATTTTAAAAGAAAGATCAAATAAAGAATTTAAATTTGATGTAAGACCTTTAGACACAGAAAATAAAATTGTTTTTAAAAAAATTAGCACTAATTCAAAAGCGGATAAAATAGTAGTTGAACAAGAAGAAGCTTGGTATATAATTGAGGCAAAAGAACTCCATCAATATATTATTAAAAATAAATTAAAACAAATTGATTTGTTAGAAATAATAACAAAACTAGAATGGAATATTACTTTAACAAAACAGTAGTAATATGTATCATATTCAATATTTAAACAGTAAAATAGTTAATTACTTTAATGAAAAATTAGATGGTTATATTAAAAATAATTATCGATATACAGAATTAAAAGTTGAAACTGTTAATGGTTTTCAAACTCCAAATATTGTAAAAGAAATAAAACCTAAAATAAAAGAACAACTACTTAATGGTTTATTTAAAACATCAGATCTTTTTCATTTACATTTAATACATTACAATAAAGGTGGTAGGCAAGGTTTACACATACATCCTCATGAAGTTTATTCTTTCATATTATATTTAAACAATGCGGATGGAGACACCATATTTAATTTTAAAGACAGAACTATTATTGAAAAACCAAAAAAAGGTAAAATAATTTTCTTTAATGCAAAAATACCACATAAAGCTAAAACTTCTTTTAAGTATAAAAGAGTATTAGTGGGGGCTATAGAAACTAAAAAAAGATACCATGGTTATTGAATGTTAACATAAATTATATATAGTCATTATAATTTAAATATTATATAATAAGCCGCTATGCTACAAAAAATAGGTTTTCAACCAGGTATTAATAAACAACTTTCTGAAACCGGAGCCGAAGGTCAATGGACGGATTGTGATAACGCTAGATTTCGATACGGTGTTCCTGAAAAAATTGGTGGTTGGAACCAATTAGGTGGTTTAAATCAAAATGAATTAACAGGAGCTGGTAGAGGACTTCATCATTTTATTAATAGTTTATCTAGAAAATATGCGATTATAGGAACAAACAGGATTCTGTATGCTTTTTCTGGGGGAGTATTTTATGACATACACCCTATTCAATCAACTACAGTTCTTACAAGTGCTTTCAGTACAACTAACGGATCACCCACAGTTACAATAACTTACTCTAGCTCACATGGTCTAGTTCCTGGAGATATACTTTTAATGAGTAATTTTTCAACAATCACAGGATCAAATTATAGTGCTTCTGATTTTGATGACAAAAAATTTATGGTGACTACTGCACCTACCAACACAACAATAACTATTACAATGGCTTCTAATGAAAGTGGTTCTGGTGCAACTACTTCAGGGGGAATAACAATTAAAAAATATTACACAGTAGGGCCAGCTGTTCAAGCTCAAGGTTTTGGTTATGGTCTAGGTTCTTGGGGTGGAGAAGATGGTTCAGCAGTCACAACTACTTTAAATGGTGCACTTGGAGACAATGCATTTGGAACTGGTGGATCAGGAACTTCTATTACATTAACAAGCACTGCTAACTTTCCTGATTCAGGAACAAACTTTATTTTGGTAGGAACAGAAGAAATATCTTACACAGGTGTGTCTGGAAACGTTTTAACAGGTATTACAAGAGCAGTTAGAGGAACAACTAGAGCAGCTCATAGTGACGGGGCAACAGTGACTAACTCAACTGACTATGTTGCATGGGGAGAAGCAGCATCAGGAGATTTAGTTCTTGAACCGGGTATGTGGTCATTAGATAATTTTGGTGACAAAGCAATTTGTTTAATTCATGACGGTGCTGTGTTTGAATGGGATTCAAGTTTATCAAATGCTACATCAACAAGAGCAACAATTATATCTGGTGCACCAACAGCGTCACGTCATATGTTAGTATCGACACCTGATAGACACTTAGTATTTTTTGGAACAGAGACAACTATTGGATCACCCACAACACAAGATGATATGTTTATAAGGTTCTCGGATCAAGAAGATATAAACACTTACGTACCCACAGCAACCAATACAGCTGGTACACAAAGACTGGCCGACGGAT